GTACTCCGCTGATAAAAAAATCAATGGCGCCGCATCCTGGTTTATAGAGATGCTCGCTATTGCTGGCACCACCGACTGCTTGGTTCACATTTTCTGGCCTGTTGCCGCTGGTGACAATGACTGGCTTGTTACCGAATTGGGCTCTGGCTTTCTCAATGAAAACGCACAATTCAGTGCAGATGTCACATTGCGCTTGGTTAGCGAATCGCCTGCGCTCTTCATTAACGCAAACCTCGCCGTAAGTGATATGCGGTGTAACGAACGCAGCAAAAGGCGACGCCGGGGTAAAACGCGGCGCTGATTGCTTGCCGATAAATAGCTCTACTTCGGCAGCGCGACGGCGTGTCAGCCCTAGCAGAGGCTTGCCGTTTGCCTTATCCCACTTAGGCAGCTCTTGCGGGATCACAACCTGCGCTGACTCGCCTGCATTAAGCCGGCGGCGCAGCGTGGATTCTTCTACAGCGCCACCACCTACGTTGTATAGCCAGCTAAGCAATGCAGCTTGCTGGTTGCCGCCATAGTTTTTAGCTGCTGGGATAAGCGTATAAAGCTGCGCTGCAAAGCGTTCCACGTTGTCGCGGAGCATGGTGTCAGCAGTGACCTGGCTGATCTTGTCGCCTTGCCTGACGGGGCGCCCGTCAATTTGTGTATTGCCCCAGCCGATAGTCCAGATGCCAACGGGGTCAGCGTATGCGACTAGGTGGCACCCCTCGAACTCTTTAATGATGCGAAGCGCTGGTGCTAGATAAATGGGATCTGGTTGCTTACCAGCTTGGCTCCATGTCTTAAACCATGGCTGATCCCTATTAAAGAGATCAGGCACGCGCTTTAATAACTCAGCTTCTAATTCAACGATCGCCGCCATTTGATGCGGCGTACCTTGACGGTAGTAGCGGAATAGGTCGCTGGGCCTGACGTTGCTCATCGCTTGATGATGTTACGGATGGCCGCCTTGACGGGGTCGTACAGGCCCAGCACAGCGCTGACTTGGGTGGCGGTAGCAATGCCGCCAATCTTCTCTTCGATGACATCAGTGACCACTGCCTGCACCTCAAGCGGCTTGGCGTGATCTACAAGCATGGAAGGCAGCTCCATGTCAAGTTTGGCGAAGATCGCTGGTAGCTCCCGGCGGAGTGCGCGATCCACCGCAAGCTTGAGCAGCGTGCGGCCTAGCTCTAGTGCGATGGTGCGGAAGATGCTGGTCATTTCAGAAGCTCCACGCGAAGGCGTTGGATGGGTACGTCAGGTAACGCCCCACCTTTAACATCACTGTATCTGTACTTGCGGCCTTGCAGATCAATGATGTCCTCAGGGCCAAAATTCTTGATCACTACCTGCTGAAGGTGATTTAGCGGGTGGCATTGAATGCCATGCTTTTCGGAGCACTTAGCTACGTCGATTTTATTTGTAAAAGTAAAAACATCAGGGGCGTTGTCTTTACCAAAATCAACTGATCCAGTAGCACGCTTGCTGATGATGACACCTTGTGAGCCAAAGGTCAGCGTGTCAGGCCCGGTGGAACCAATGAATCGCCAGGAGGTGTAGATACCGCGATCAAGGTGGAAGCCAAGGACCTTAGCTTTTGTTTCGCCTGCAGCTTGCATGTCGTCCCGCTTGCGTTGCGGGGTAGTGCGCATCTCTAGTCCCATGAGATGACTGCTTGGTGCATTGGCTTGGATCTTGACGATGCTTCCGTTCCTATTGGTATCAAGCGCGAACGTTGAATACCCACGTTGCGTTGCATTCAATGCGTTCCAGTTGAGTGCAACGGTGAGGATGGGCAAGATAGCGGCGGCTGGTGCTGGCATGATCGTTAGGGTTTAGTTGGGACAAGGAGACCACCGATCCAGCCGGCGGCGGCACCAACCGCTGCACTGATTGCGCTGGATTGCGCATCACATGCAGATGGTGTGCGAACGCGGCAAGCTGCTAGGTCAATGCTACTGATGATGATGCCTGTTGCTAGTAAGCCCACTAGGCAGCGGAGGAGATAGCTGCGTTCGTTGGGTGAGGTGGTCATCTGCCTTCAAGCTTGCTGACTCGCTGCTCAACTGAGTTAAGGCGGCCGAAGAACTCCTTTCTTTCTTCACGGAGATCCAGGTGCATTACCTCCAGTTGCGTGGCAATGTGTTCAACGGCGCTTGTCAGCCGCACCACAGCTTCTTGCTGGCTTTGAGCGCGGCTTGATCTTCCCATCGAGCCCATTGCCGCCCAAGATAACGACGCTCCCGCGACTGCTGCAAAGATTTCAATCATCGCGGCAGTGGGCTACTTATGTATCTTAGCGACCTTGGCCGCGACCAAGCTTCCGGCCATGGCTGGGTTTACTACGAGCGCCATTGCCTTGCCGGGTGAGCTTAGGCTTACCCGGTAGGTGCTGCAGTGGTGCAGTGCCGGTTTTGCTGCGGACGGTCATTAGTCGTCATCGCGGGTGTTGATGGCTACCAGGCAATAGTCAAGCGTCATGCCTGTTAGCCATGCAAAGACGATTGCTAGAGCCACTAGATCGCCACCCAGTCGCCTGTTGACTCATCCCACTGATACCGCTCGCCATCATCTGGCATAGTCACTGGTGATTCCCATAGGCAGGTGTCTTCATCTAGCACCCAGCTTGCATAGGGCTGTGGCGGGATAAATGCGTCGCGGGTTTCGTCGTAGGTGTACCCGACGCCGGCGTAGTTTTTACGGAAAGCATTGGACTGATCGGGCCCAAGCTCGTTGGTGTTGGGCAGGTAGTAAACGCCGCCACGGGTGTTGTAGCTGGTCTGCCGGTAGACCTGGCCAGTGCGAGCGCTAAGCTCGGCTTCCTTGCCGTTGTCTTCATCACGACCAGCGGTAACAAAAGTGACGATGTTATTTTCGTTGAGAAGTGCAAAGTGTGCCATTAGGAGAACGTTACGGTTTCAGAAGTAGTCGACGTTGCAGTAACAGTATAAATGTTAAAGCCTGCTACAGATGTAGACAACGAGCTGGTGACACCAGCAGAGAAAGTAGCTGTGCGAGTGTCAGGAATCTTAAAGATGACAACACCAGAGCCACCGCCGCCACCTGCGTCAAGATTACCAGCACCACCGCCACCGCCACCAGTATTAACACTTCCTGCACCTGGAACGCCACTCACCTTGCCGCCAGTTCCTCCACCCCCACTACCAGCTGTATTTGCTGTTGCGTCATAAGCACCAGCCGCTCCACCACCTGCTCGTGTTACAGAGGAGCCAGTAATAGAAGAAGCAACACCGTTGCCTCCGTTGCCTCGTGTACTTCCACCAGTAGCACCAGCTGCTCCAGCGCCGCCACCACCACCACCAGAAAGAACACTAGCGTAAGAACCAGTTCGACCACCACCTGCATAACCTTGATTTGCGGTGGCAGTACCTCCAGCTAATGTTGATCCAGTGCCGCTATCACCTGCGCCACCGCCAGAACCTCCAGCTTGCCCTGGATTTCCCCCTGATGCAAGCCAAGTACCGCCACCACCACCACCAACGGAAGTAATAGTTGAGAAAACACTATTGCTCCCCTGATTTCCATTTGTTGCTGAAGGGACAGCAGCGGATCCCGCACCAACAGTAACGGTATATGCAGTTCCAAGTGTTAAAGAAAGAGTGGATTCAGCAGATGCACCACCTCCAGATGTTCCTGCAGAAGTGCGATAACCGCCGGCACCACCACCACCCGCTTGGTATCCACCCGCTCCACCACCACCACCTGCAATAACCAGGAAGTCAACAGTTAGTTGCAAAAATGGCCAAATACTTTGGCTTCGTGCTAGCAATACTTCATTTAATGCCCATACACCAGAAGCGACTGATGTAGTAGGCGTATTGATGACGCCAATAATTCCACCGTTACTCATACTGTAATCTCCAGTGCGCTAAGCGTTACTTCTAGGTCACTAGCTGCAGAAGCCGTGGCCCTGATCTTCTGCGACTGCTTAAGGATCACCTTGTTGGCGATCACCTCAAGCGAAGCATCAGCAGGCACTGTGATCGTGCTGGCCAAAGTGCTCAATACTGCGTTGCTGCCATCGGTGACTGTGATGGTAATGGCGGCATTGTTGGTGCCGTCCACGTTGGCAACCAAGCAGCTCAGCACAATGGCGCGATCAGATGCATTGCCGGTAGGCGCTTGGTAGATGTCGGTGGCGCTGGTTGAAGTCAGCTTGACGCTGGCGTTGTTGAAAGTTTCAGCCATGGTGTCAGGATAGCGCGATTACAAGGCCAAGGCTTACGCCGCCGCCAGCCGGGGTACTGAAGCTCAGCGTACCCGAGCCATTGGTGCTGAGTACCTGCCCTGTTGTGCCATCTGTTGCGGGTAGCGTCCATGTAACGGACGCCGCTATCGTTGCAGGCGCTTGGAAAGCCACCCAGTTGCTGCTGTCGCTATCAGCAAACCGAAGGTCGCTCTGAGCGTTGAGAGTAACGTTATCGCCAAAGGTCTGCGCTGCGCTAAATGTTTGCGCTACGTCCAGCTTGGCGGTGTCAGCGTCGAAGGCTTGAACCGTGACGCCAATGTCACCTGAATCCAGCGCCGCAGCTGCTAAGTCGTAGGCCGCCTTCACTGATGCCGGTGTTGCTGCCTTGGTGGTGCTGGTGCTGCTGGTTGAATCCTCAAGTTGCACCGCACCTTTCTGCGTGGTGGTGCCGTCTTGAATGCTGATAGCTGGTGTGGTGCCGCCAGTGCTTGCTAGCGGGCTAGTTGCTGTGACGCTGGTGACGGTGCCACCGCTGCCGGTTGCGCTGATCGTGATGCTGCCATCGGCGTTGGTGATGGTGACGCCTGTACTGGCTGTCAGCGTTGCCTTGGCCAGCGTGCCATCGGTCTTGCCGATCAGCAGTTGACCGTTGCTGTATGTGGTTTGACCAGTGCCGCCGTATGCCGTGCCGATCGTGGTGCCATTCCAGACGCCCGTGGCGATGGTGCCAACGCTGGTCAGGCTGGAGCCAGTGACACCAGAGCCCAGCGAAGTGGCATCAAGCACCTTGGTGCCAGCGATGCGGTATTCCTTGGCGCTGGTGATGTTGACATGCTCGCTCAGCGTCCACGCGTCTGTTGCATCAATCCAGTTAATGGTCTTATCAGTGGTGCCTTTAAGCGTGATGCCGCCGCCGTCGGCAGTCACATCGGTTGGCGTGGTGACCTTGCCGATTTCAATGTTCTTGTCTTCGATCGCCAGGTTGGTGGTGTCGATCGTGGTGGTAGTGCCGTTGACGGTTAGGTCACCCTGGATGATGACGTTGTTATCGAACGTTGCGGCACTCGTAACATCCAGCGTGCCAGGAATATCAATGTTGCTAGCCCACTCCACACCAGTGCCAGCCGCGTCAGTTTGCAGCAGTTGCCGAGGGGTGCCATCAGCCAACTTGCTGACGGCAATCTCAGCCGTGGCGCTGATGTCAACATTAACGATTGGATATGCGCTTAACTGGCTGCCAGGCATATAAGCCAATGCAGTCCATGCCGCACTACCGGTGCCAACCTTCCACTTATTGGTATCTGACTCAATGCCGATTTCACCTGCCAGCAGCGTTGGGTTGACGCTGGTCCAATTTGCAGCAGTATCCCGCCGTTGCTTTTGTAGCGCTGTAAGGGTGATGCTCATTGGGATCCACCAGAATCGATGATGTATTCTCGCACTGGAAGCAGAGCAGCGCTTAGCCCATCATAGATGTAGTCAACGACTGGAGGTGGCGGTGGGCTGGGTCCCGGCCCCGGGCTGGGTCCCGCGCCCCCGCCTGGCAGTTCAATATCAACATCGCCTAGCGCAATTGGTATAGACTCAAGCTCAACCTGAACGGTAAACTTGTCAAACGATGTATCTGTAATCGTAATCGCAGACGCATATCGCCATACAAAATTACTAACTAATGGAACCGGCGGAGTGACGTGATCACCCCAGACATTGGCCGATAGATAAAAAATATCAAATGTTCCTTGACGTTCGATGTAGTGATCTTTAAGCAGCAGCATTTGCGCTCTGCTTGAATTTTCAAATGACATGCTGAGCGATTGACCAATAAACCTATTGCCGCGCCTAAATCCTGATGTCTTGCCGCTTAAACTACTTTGAAATACAGACGGCAAATTACCCGGCACATAAAGGCGAGTGGTCGGCGCTAATGAAGGGAAAGTGCTCATGGGTAGATAATTGCGCTTTGCAGCGTTACTTCTAGGCTAAAGCGCCCCGGTACTGTTGGCGCTACTGAAAATGTTCCTGCATATCGCCATTCATAATCAACGCTGCTAACTGGCACGGTTGTATAGCCAGACCAGATAATCTCTGGCAGCGGAAATGACAATAAGGTGCCTTGCTGCACCTCGTAGTGATCATAGATTAAGTACACATCTGACTCGCTAATGCTGTTATATGTAAGTGTTAGCAGCTGATCTACGCGCTTTGTGCCTTGCAAAAACCTTACATTTACGCCGCTAACTGCGGTGTATTCCAGCTGCGGTGTATTGCCGAGGCCTAATGTTCTACCGTTTGGCTTTAATGCAGGGAAGGTAGCCATCAGAGCACGCGGAATGAACCGTTGATGATTGAGTTGCTGATCTCCGCGATGTCGCTGCTGCTCACCGGGAAATGCTCTGCTTCAATCGTACTGCCGCCATCGGTGCCGTATGTGATGCCAGTGATTTGATACCACTCGATTTCGGTGCGGTTGTCGCCGCTTGATGAGATGCGCTGCCGCTGAATCTTGATGATGTCAGTTGGCTTGAGGCCAGTGGTGATTAGCGCTGTTTGAAAGCCGATGCTATGGGTTGAGAACTTACGCTTGGCTAATTCGTACTTGGCGTAGATTACTGCGTGCTCAGGGGTGACGCAGAAATCTGTCATGTCAAATTGCTCTATTGGTGCATCAAGTGCTGTGGTAGTGAATGACACTTGCTTGGTGCGTTGGATGCCAATTTCGCTTGGGTTTGATTCACGCCACAGCATTGTTGCAATAAAATCCTGCCGCTCTGATACTGCATAAAAAGACTTGTTGAAGCTGCCAGGCGAGATCTCATCTTCGGTAAATGTAGCCGCTGGTGTTAATGCGGTTAGCTTGATTGCATTACCGGTTAGCGGTAGCAGCGGCTCGAAGCGATACTGCCCACCGAATGATAAAAATGAAAGCAAAAAATAAGGCGCCAATGCTGACGCGATGTCAATGATATTAACGGTTTCCTCTAGGACGCCATTGAAAAACAAATCATATTCATCACAGAATGCTGCGATGCTAGTCAGGTTGCCGATAAAAATTGGTGATGCAATATCAGACGTTGCAGCGCCATCAGCTTGCTTGTAGATGGTGAATAAGTACATTACCAAATCTACAAGCTGGTTGCTGCTTTGCTTTAGGTATACGCCACCCACTAAGCCTAAGCTGTATTTATCAACCCTGACGCCGTTTCCGTAAAAGATAAACAGCTGTTTGGTTGTTGTAGGAAATGAGCCCTCGGATGGCGGGTCATAGATGTCGCCTGTAACCCGTAGGAATGTAATGTCTGCGTAGGCAGAGTTATCAGCTGTAGGTGTGGATTCTGGATCGGGGTATGGGGTGTAAATGTATTCATCTTGAATGCCAAATAATTCCCCAGTACTTGCGGGAAGTGATGGATTGTATTGAGTGTCTACTTCGGTAACCGTAAGAAGATAAATCGCCCGCGATCCTGGCGTTAGCCCTAGGGCGGTGTTAAAAGCATTAGAAGTGGGTGCAAGGTATCCAGCATTCCCTACGGCATCCACAATGTACCCTACAGCACGACCGCCGCCGGTTACTACGTTAAAATTGAATATATATTCCACCCCTGGTGCTTGGCCCGTAAATGTTTGCCATGCAGTAGTTACATCTTCGCCTGTGTCTGAATTAAACACCTTGATAGTAGCTAAGTAAACTGTATTGGTGGTGTCGCCGGTCCCGCGCGTTATTTGTCTAACTCCCAGGTATAGGCCAACTCGGTCAGAAAGAAGTGAAGATTCGCTTCCGACTTCTGCACTAAACAGCGGGCTAAGATACGAAAATGTTTCAATTCCGCAAAACAAGGCAGCGCCGCCAATTGGACAGACGCTCGGCGCTGCTGCGAGACTGGCAGCTGTTGCGTAATCATGAATCAGAGCAATGTCTTGATTATTCAAAAATTTTAAGCTGCGCGTACCTACATATGTTCGATGCTTGGCAGGAGTGCCAACTATTTCGCCTTGGCTTATTGGGTACATAAACCTGCCTTTAAAGTTTTTGCTGGCAGTTTTCACCAGCGACGGTTGCACCCATGTGCCGCCGATGCCGGTGTCAGCGCGTCTACAGAATACGATTGGGATAGTTTCCCCTGGCGTGCCGATACGCTGCGCTTTATCAATATCAGATGATGGCTTCTTGCTTGTTAATGGCGACTCGTCTAGCCTAGCGGCTGCGCGTGCTGGCCTAGATTTGTTTTGCCGCTCGGCACCGTATCTTGGCGATAAAGTAAAAACTTGTTTTTCGCTAGCTTGTAGCGAAATTGCGGGAATGTCGTAAGCAGGAAGGTCGTAAGCAGGAAGGTCGTAAGCGGTAATTTCCATCTCAATCCACCTCCATGGGGCAGTTGCAGAAAATTCTACTAACAATCGAAGGTGAAACTAAAAACGTACCACCATTAATTTTTTCAACGCATAATTTACAACCATCAGGCGCTGTGTAGATCCGCTTATTATCGCAAATGGTAAGCGTTACATTTTCATGACAGCTGCCATCGCTGCAGGTTACGGTCAAGTTTTGAGCGATTACTTGTTCCATCATTGCGAGATAAACCGTCCCATCAGGTCTGACGTTATCTTACGAGTTGGCACCTGCCCCCGTTGCTTATCAATTGCTGGATTGACTGCCCAGGAAACAGCCGTATCACTAATCGCCGCCGATTCAATGCTGCCAATGTAGCGGCTAATAATCTCTGCGCTGCTGGCATCAAATGAATCCTCGCCTACATCCTGCACGATCAGGCTTGCGATTACAAGTGAGCCGCCACCTACCGCTTCCTCGGTCAGGTCTACTACATCACCAATTGCAGCAATGTCTACGGTGAGTTGATTTATCGAGCCAGCATCAACAGAGCTGAATCCATCAACATCAAACGCTAGGTACAGGTAGGTGCCTGCAACGTCGCTGTCGATGCTAAATGTTTGCGCTTCTTGATAGAAGTTTTGCCACTGCCGCGTTGGTGCACGTTTGCCAGTGATCGGATCACGCACGTTGGTGCGGTCTGAGTAGTACTCAAGGAAGCACATGATATCGTAATTATCCATTAGGGCAGCCCTACTGCGCGACGTGTGCCGCGATCATTGCGCATCATGTTAATTGTCTGCTGCACGCCAGATTGTACAGCACGGCTTAGGTCTTGGGTGGTGACGTAGTTCTGGCCGTTCATCTGCGTGACGGGCCCTGTTTGGATGCTGATTGTAGGTGTTGTCGCGCCACCACCACCACTAGGTATTGCAGATGACCCACGAGCGCCTGACAGGTAGTTAGCGGCAAATCCTGCTGCTTTTGACTCCGGAATAATGAATTCATTCTCGTTACCCTCCCCTATCAATCCCAGGGTGGGTTTAGTAACGATGCCTCCTTTCGCAAATGCTTGGAATCCACCTTGCCAATACGCCCCGCTTGCGGCGGCTTTCACTTGTACGGTCTTACCACCACCACCACCACCACCTCTAGCCTGCAATGCGTTAAGCCGTGCCTGCGCATTGGCTGCATTGTGAATCGCCGTAGCAGCTTTCTCGGCGTTATTTGCGACGCTGATAAAGTTATTGGCTGCACTTACCGCATTATCTGCTACCCGTCTAGTGTCATTTGCAAGAGCATCGGTGCTTCGTGCGCTGTTTACTAATTCAGTTGATAGCTTAACTGCATTAGCTTGACTTAATCCAATGTTATCACTTGTTAGCTTTGTTTCTAATGCAGTCTGCGCTGCTAATAGTTTGGAATCGAGTTGCGCGCCAGCAATTTGTTCTTGATATTTAGCAATTTCCTGTTGGCTTGTGGCTTGACTTTGCGTTGCAGCAACTACTTCTTCTTGCGCCCCCAATGCTTTTTTGACCGCGGCATCAATTTCTGCAAGTTTTTCTGCTTCGTCCTTATGGCCTATTACTTTAAGTTTTTGCAGCTGCCCTTCGGCTTCAATTTCTTTTAACTTATTCTGCGCTAATTGGACTTGCAGCTCAATCTTCCGCTGCTCAAGAGCAATATTCTCAAGCGCCTGGTTGTATTCGATCTTGGCAGCGTTTACAGAATTATTAAATATCTGAACTGCAATATCTAACCGCCGTTGCGCAGTCTGAGCCAATCCGTACTGCCGCTCTAGCTGCTGACCTTGCAGATCATTAATAGCTTTTTCGGCGTCGTAACGCGCTGATGTAATAGATGCGCCACGCTCTAAGCTGGCAATTTGCGCGTCTATAGCAATCTTCTGCCGGTCAAGATTTTGGATGACCTGATTAGTGCTCTCAATTAACCCTTTGTTGGCTTCTGCTGCAGTCTGGATTTGCTTTGGCAGGGAGCTTGAAGCATTAACTAATGCCATGGCACCTTTAGTCGCTTCAGCTTGCTTCGCCTTATATTCATCTATTCCGCCGCGTGCAGCTACTAAATGATTTACAAGCGCGCCGACCTGCTCAGCTATGATCCGAAAAACAGGGTCTTGACCTAATGCGGCAAATCGTTCAATCAAAAAGGCAACGATAGGAGCTAGCTTTTCAATTGCAAAGATTATCCCATTGATAGCAATTATCAAGCCGCCTTGAATTGCGTCGATGATTGTTTCAAAATTCAAGCCAGCGGTAACCTTTTTCACCGCTTCAATAATAGGACTAAGCGCTGCCAGCAACTTTGGCAAAAGTACAGCGCTAAAGTATTGCCAGCCTTCTGCAACTTTTTGGATTGCTGTTGATAAAAAGTTCATTCCCGCAACAACTGCGGGGCTAAATAGTTTGCCGATCTGGACAAACATTTCTTCTGTATTTTTTCTTAAATCGTTCATCGCTATTGTCACTGGGTCTAAGAACATGCTCAGACCACCACCTGCTGCGGCTACTCCTTGCAATGCTTTAACTACAACTTCAGCTGATATTTTGCCGTCAGCTGCCATGCCGCGAAGCTCGACTTGCGTGACTCCTAACTCTTTTGCAACCGCACCAAGTATTGATGGCATATTTTCTGCCATGCGGTTGAACTCATCACCCCGCAATGTGCCTGATCCGAGCGCCTGAGAAAGCTGCGTAAATACAGCGCCAGCTTCTGCGCTGCTAAGAGCCGCTTGCTTGCTTAATACATTAAAACCTTCATATACGCCGTTAATTTCTTTCAGCCCAAAGCCAAGTGGCCGCAATCGGCCATATACATCAGCAATGGCTTGGCTAGCTTCAGTTTGCGTTAAGCCAAATTTTTCACTTGCACTGGCTGCCATTGCAGCTACTTGTGCATTTTCGCCATATGCCGCGCTAAGTGCTTTTAACCTAGTCTCAGCTTGTGCTCTACCAAAAGCTGCTTCGGTTGCGCGGCGGAATCCTTCTACGGCCGCTGCAATCGCCGCGATAGGTCCAAGCGCAGCTGTCAATGCACCGCTTAATCCCTTGGCGCCAACTGCTAGCCCATCAGCCGCACCCTTCGCATTTTTTAATACCTGTTCGTATTGTTGTATCTGTTGCCCAGCCTTTTGATACAGCGCTCCGCCAATTTGAACAGTTGATTGAACATTGCGCAATGCTTGAATTTGCGCTTTAATCGCCTGCTCAGTATTTTTTACTTTTGCAGAAAATACACCCTGAACCGTTGAAGCCTTGGCGAAGCCGCCTTGGCTTGCTTCTACAGCAGCCTTAACAGCTTTTGCTCTATCTTCTAATGTTTTGAACGCTTCAGAGGACCCTAAGGCTCCATCTCTAATGCGCTTTAATTGTTCAGTCGCGCCTCGTGCGTCAACGTTAATAGCAACATTAGCAACAACAGACACGGCGGCTCCTCCTCCTATGGCTACAGTCTACCGTCGTCGCGCCTTACGCATGGCATCTTCCTGTTCCTGTGCTTCTACTTCATAAATGATCGCCCATAGCTGCATTTCTTCAAAGGTCATCTTGGCTGTTAGCTCAGATAGCGTATAGCCAAGATCCCGTGCAATGCGCATGGCTAAGCGTAATGGGTAATCACGCTTGACATGCTCCTTTATTTTTTTGCTTCTTCCTCAGTAGGTGTCTTGTCGCCGGTAATAACCGCCAGCATCAATGTCTGCAGGTCAGCGTCGCGCACTTCATTTTTAAGCTCTGCAATTTCACCAGCCCTGAACAATGCCAAGCCAGCTTCATCTTTTGCTTTTTGCACTAGGAGTTGCAATGCAAAGGCAGTAGCTTCTTCGCTGCCAGCATCCTTTTGTGCCTTTTCGCGCTCCGCCATCGTTAGCGGTGAGCAGTAAAGCTCAAATGTTGTGCCATCGCTTAACTCAACAGTTCTCTTGACGGGAACCAGATTAGCTGCTTTCTTAAGACGGTCTAGAGCGCGCATGTAAATAACATATCAACGCAGCTATCCTAAGGCATGAAAAAGCCCCAGTCAACCTGGGGCTAGAAATCAACAACCTTGGTCAGCTCTTGCTAAGGTCAAAGGTAGGCGCTGCACTTGGGCGGAATGCAATCTCAACGCTTTGGCCGTCGTCAGGGTTAACGGTCAGGCTTGCAGAGGTGAGGATTACAGGGATCAGAATCGAGCGACTAGTGGTTTCGTTGACAGTACCGCTTGCAATGATCCGATCAATGTAAAGCTTCATCTGTGCGCCAGCCTGCGTGCGCTGGATCACGTCCTCGATCATACGGCTAGCCAGGTTGGTGTCGTCATCGGTGGTGTACACAGTGGCGGAACCTTCGCCATCTGCAAAGCCGGTGATGTATGACCGGAACGGTGCGTACTGACCAACATCTTGGCCGATGGTGGTAACGTCGATCTCCTCGCGGGTGATCTCAAAGCTCCATTCGCGCACTTCGCCTACAGCCGCAGGAGCGGTGTAGGTGATGCTGGCGAAGTTGGCACCGAAGCCAGTAGGCAGCGCAGTTGCAGTGGCAGCAGTGCCGCCAGCAGTGGTGCTGATGGTCATGATGCCAGTACTGGCAACATAGGTCTTGACGAAGTAGGCGCCAGCAGCAATTGCGTTAGTGACCGTGGCGCCAGCGGGGTAAGCCAAGGTTACGGGATCATTGACCTTGAAGCCCAGGTAGCTGCCGACGGTAATATTGCTGGCACTGGCCGGAAATGCGCTAGCAGCTAGGGCCGTAACGCTAGTGCCAGCGGGGGAGTAATAAAGCGCGCCGGATGTACCGGACAGAACGGTTGCCATTGTTGTGAACGGTATTGGCTAGTGACAGTGTAACTACTGCAAGTAGGCCTCAAAGGTAATCGTCAGCTGCGTTTGGAAATACGCCACCGCCAATGCAGAAGAAGCGCTGGCGCCTGATTCCAGCACTCCCGCTCCAACTTGCGCTGGCCCAGACGCTGCATCAAAGATGATGCCTGATACGGTCTGCCGATCAAACAGATCCTTGAGCCGCTCTGCGATGGTGTAGTTGGCGGCAGCGCCATTACCGATGGGCGTAAAGACGTTCAGCGTTACGGTGCCCGTTTGGCGGTTGTAGCCGACGCTTCCGGTTGGTAGCAGCGTGGCATATGTGTTATCACCAAACCGCAGCTGCGCTTGCACCCATGGCGTGTTGTTGGGCGGCGTGAATGGCACATTGCCGTAAGCCACTGGGTACGCCGGGTTGACTGCCATCTGCGTGGCGATGCGCCCTTCAATGGCTGCGCGGACGTCGTTATAGGTTGCGGTCATGACTCCCTGCCGATCTTGGCTGCTGCTGTGATTACCCTACCCTGCACGTCCTTAGCGGCACCCTGCACCCATCCGCCACGCCCACCCTGAGCGCCTTCTGTCTGCTTGCTAGTGCCCCTAGCTAGCGGCTCCGCATATGGCAGGTTGTTGTGAACTGAGTAGACGTTGCCGATGCGCTCTTGCTGATAGTTCATCTTGCGCAGCGGAAACATCGGTCCAGCAGGTGGGCTAGTTTTGTCGCGGCCAAGATTACTTGGTGATTGCTGCGGGCCTGCATCATATGACCCGGCTGCATTCTCACCCACCTGCCAGCTTGCGCG